CTCGTCCTTCTCGCGACGTTCGGCCAACCGCACGTAGTATGAGCCCTGTAAGCAGTTAAGCATCTTAACTAGCGTCTCCTCGTCGCGCACTGCCAGGTACTCATTAAGCCGGCGGATTGTGCCCGAACCAATAATCCCATCAACCACAAGCGCGTCACCGGGTGTTAGAACATTAAGCGAACGCTGAAGGAACACACCAGCACGATGTGGACTCGCGTTAACGCCAGTATCCACAACCTCTGCTGCCACAGCTTCAGGCATATCGTCGGCTCGTACTTTGTCCCAAAACCTAGCGGCATAAATATCGAATGCAACGGAACGGGGTAGCTCGCGCATGTCACCCTCGTACCCCCATGCCCTCGCCTCGAGTTCTGTGATGCCGTATTTAGTAGGACCACCCGAGTCGGCCGGGTCGTTAGTATACGTGTCGCCCTCACGTCCAATAATTTCGTTTATTATCCGTACTTTCATTAGTTAGGTGTCTCCACTGCTGACCTACTAATCTCAGTGAACTTACTCACGTCAAAAGCAAACGTATAGCTGAAGCTGTTCCCGACTGTTGGTGTAACAGTTGCGCCAGCTAATTTAAATGATGAGCTAAAGTTAGTTGCTGCAATAGCGCCAAAAATATTTTTAACCCTAACAGTAACTATCTGCCCTGGTGTTACGTAACCTAAATTCCCGCCGTTTTCAAATACGATCGTAAACCCTGATCCGCTGCTGGGGACCACTTCAAAAACTTTATGAACATTGCTCGGAGCTAAGTGCCCAAGTAGGATGACACTGGCCGCAAAGGTCATGTCGATAACACCGGTATAAGACCCCTGCACTACACCTTTTGTGTTTGTAATATCAAACTCGTTGTCTCCGACATTTATTTGGCTAAGAGTATTATTGTTAAAGAAACCACCGTTTATTGATTTTACATTATTATTGTTAAAGGAAGCTACGGTACTATTTATTATCTCAACAAGTGAAGTTGGGGTGCCACCTCCGTTAAACGTACCCCCATCCATAACGAGACTCCCGACATTTGTCAATTTCATCATTCTATCGCCAGCAGAGCTTAAGTTTGTATCCCATTCGCATCCAATGAAATTAAGAACGTCAATAGTTCTAGACACAGGTGTGTCTGTTGTGTCAATAATTATTAACTCACCGTCTTGCTGGTTAAATGTGGAGTCGTCGATCGTTACCATGTCAAGCTTTTCATCTTTAACATGTATGACAGTCATGGCGTTTCCGGAATTTGATTCAATTAGTGATCTCCCCTTTATAGTGAAAGGCGTTATCCCCGCACCAATCCCCAGTCCATCAATATCTATCATTCTAGGCGCTGGCCCTAAGCACACTATATGGTCAAATTCACTGTACCCAATTCGATTACCTGAGCTCCTGACCATAGATCGCGTGAACCGTGTATGACCTGATCCATTCACCCACGACTGATTTTTAAAGACTGTTCTGATAGCCCCCGCAATTAACTCAACAAAGTCCGTTGCGGTACCATGGTTCTCTACACCAAAACCAATAAAGTTATTATCAGCATTCGCCACCGTTATCATCGGAGTAGCGCCACCCAGCCAAATCATAGATGAACTTGGCAAAGTTGATCCTTGCTGCCAAGGGGCGTCACGCTCCCCAACAAAAGTAACGGGCCCTGCGGACAGGGCTAACGTTGTGCCAAAACCGAGCTTTCCAACCCCGATATGGACCTCTCTTGACAGTACCTTTGCGAAATCATAAGCGATCTGAAGCGGTGCAAAATCATCAATTATGCCATCAAGTTTACACCCGAATTTTTTAAGAAAGACCTTATCACCAACCCCCAGCACGAAACTAAGATTAAGGGTGTCATGCGCTATAATATTAGCGTCGTTAGCAGTTCCGGTACCTGAGATAGTGCTGTACTTGCCGTCACCCGTGTCATCCGCAGCAAAATAGCCCAGAGTTTCTGCTCTCATACCCACTTTAACACCGGGGTCGGCTTTCATCTCAATCGTGGATTTAAATTCAAGTACCTTTCCCGTAATTTTTGGGTTTAATAATTCAAAACGGTCGTTCGGGTTATCAAAGACTAGTTCCATACGACCTGAGATATCACCTGCAGCCAAGGCAACCCCACCAGCTAGGAGAATATTTTTTACACCCAACCCCGCTACGTTAATAGTCGACGCCCCCGTGTTAACATTTCCCGCCAAGAAGTTAGTCGAGAACCCATCCGAGTAGGCTGTAGCTGTTTGTTTAGACCCTATCTTTGATAATACGTAAGCATCAGCGATGCCAGATTCTGTATAGAAAGTCCCGTTAGCAACATACCCCGCTATACTCTTGCCTAGTTGGTTTAGGTCACCACTTGATAGCCCCTGGCCTAAAGCCTCAATAACATTTTGTATCTCGCTGGGGACTTCATTCCATTCTGCGGCGGTTAACAGACTGCCCGTAATTTTGTCGTTTAAGTCTTGCATGGTTAGTCCTCAAATTTGTTTAAATATTATTTTGCAGTTAGCAGGCTTAAGCTTACTAAACAAGCACTCTAAGATGGCAATTGGCCCACTACCAAACTGAAAAGGGAACGTGTACGGGAACTCATCCTCTAAGGTTCCCACTTGTACGATCCCAAGTTGAAAGGGGAACTTGTACGTAAACTCATTCTCTGACGGTACCGTCATAGTTATGATAAGGGTAAATCTGGACTCTTTTGCGGAGCTAAATAATATCATCGGAAATTCAATAGGAAAGATACCCTTAAAGCTACCCGACTTTACGTCAACTGTGACCCCGAAGATAGCGCCTACATCGATAAAGTCTTGCTTTGTTTGGATCCCCAAGGCCGCCAGTTTAGTTAAGACGTCTCTGCGCCGCGTATCTATGGACCCTGTTCCAGGGAAACAATCATCAGGAATACCTAAAGCATTTTCCCACTCTGCAATAAATTTAACGGTTTTGTCTGGGATTATCTCTTCACTGTACTCAATTAAAAGTCCGTTGGACCTAAATAACTCCCCGGCCATACCTCTAAGCAACTTTCTAAAATTACTATTAGCAACGCTCTTTGAGGCGAAGAGTATGCCCCCAGGCAGATAATCAGCTAAGCTGTTTGTGTATTCCTCTAGGTCTCTACGTTGAAATAGCGCCATTAGCTAAACACCACATTACCTAGTACGCCAATCGCGTCAGAGGCGATTGTAATGTCAGTTGTGGGGGTACTGAGGTCAAAGGTTTTAACAACGTCACCCGTTTCAGTATCAACCGTATTAAATATTGCAGCTCTATAAGCGTCCTGGTCGATATCAATCCCGACGGCTGTGTTCTCAGCGTAAAACTCTTTTAAGTTAGCTATTACCGCAGTTTGCATTGTCGATGTGTTTGGGGTCAATGCGGTAAAGGTAAAATCGGTAGTGACAGCAACGGGTGCCAGAACAAACAGGTCATTTGCCTCATCCGTATTTGCGGGTAGAATGGTTTCAATCTTAGTTCTAACGGTTGCAACTTCGGACCCTGAAGGTATTGCATTATCGTCATTATCGCGCATAAAGAATATTCTAACCTGGCCGATGCCAACAGTGACGGTTGAGGTTATCGTACCGGTCGCCGGGGTTGTAGGCGAGTTCGAAACGATATAATGAAATATGGTAGTACTCTCCAATAATATTGGCGCGTCGATCACATTGTACTCGGTTTGGTCGGCACCGAGAATTGATACTGTTTGTCCGCTCTCCAAATTTTGGGCTGAAGATAAGGTTACTGTGGCAATATTACCAACACGGGTTATCGACGTGACAGAGACTGTGGCAGCAGTGAATCCTGCCTCTTGTACAAAAACGCGGGTCACACCAGCGACCTCTTTCGCTTTATCCGTAATATCAGACGCGTTAAAGTGAGCGATAGGATCTTGGCGCCGATCAAGAAAACGTAAGCGGAGTGACGCATCAGTCTCTTGATCGGTACCCCCACCAATCGCCCCAAAGTCTACGGTTAGTGTGTCATCAACATTAACTATAGGGCTTTGTAGTGTTAACTGCTCCCCCGCGTCAAGGTTTGCGATCACACCAAAAGTAACCGATTGGATAGGTACACTAGCTGAAGTGAACGCAGCGAGTATCGTTCCGGTTGCGGGGGTGGCTGGTGAACCTACGACTTGGTACTCAAAAGTTTTTAGGCCCGTAACGGTAATGACCGCGGCGGTTACGTTATACTCGGTTTGGTCCGACCCTGAAATAGTTACGGGAACATTATTTGCTAATCCGTGATTACTTGTTGTCGTCGCGGTGGCTGTTTGGCCAGATCGCACTATTCCTGATACGATAATTGACTGCGCGGAAATGGTAGCGATACTGATTGAGGTATAACTCCCTGTAGAATGGGTTAATGTTGTCCCGCTGGGGATCACCGCCTCCGCAGTTCCTGTCGCCACAGCATTACCTGTCGCTTGAGTCGCTGCCAATCTTTGCTTGCCCTCTATGGCGGCCCAACGTTCGAGGAAAATACCAGTCGCTGTGTCCGGAAAATTCTCTTTGAGAGCCGCGAGCAGTTGCAGATAAAAATCAAAGATACGATTGGCAAATGATGTGATAAGCGCCGCTAACCATGAATTCTTTAAGAACGGATTAGACTCAGGCAATTCTCTTTGAACGTCCGTTTTAGCCCTATTTTCGACCTCAGCTGCACTTTTTGGTATTTCTATAGGCATTATCTTAACCCTGTATTTTGCCAAAAATCAAAAAAACGCCGCTCAACTTCTGATCGACTACGACGGATAACGATTTCAAGACCTACCTTACCATTTTTTACAGTTGCGGTCACTTCGTCCACCGAAACAATAAACCCGTCGTCGATCAGCCATTGCAGAGCCTTACGGGCTTCGTCTTCTATTCTATTAAGGTTAGTTCGGGTCACACGGGCTTGTTCAAATAACCACAACTTGGAACCGTTCTCAAAGTCTTTCCCCTCGCTACCGATCCACCCTCGCCTAAGTTGTGGCTCGACAACTTCGGAAGAGTCTGCCCGACGCTCCCCTAACAAACTATATAATAGACTAGTATCAAAGAAATCATCCGTTAGGATATCGCCATCCGTATCGATAGTGATATCGTACAACTGGGTTGTCGCATTTATAGTAAGTACCGCATCCGTATCGCCTGCCATTAGGTTACCTCCCCTGTATCACTGACCGCTCCGCTCGGCGCGGTAGGCGATCCAGAATGTGTGTGAGTATCGCTAATGTCTTTGCCGTTACTAGTGACCGTTGCGCTAAGCGTCGTAGCCCCCGTCACGTCCAGGTCCCCGTCAATAGTAACGTTACCGGTAAACGTGGCCTCTGGTGTATCAAAGCTAACTGACTCGCTGGCCGTCACGTTAGCTTGCTTACATTTAATATTAACATTACCCGTCCCACCATCGCCCGTCTCGATATCTAAATCGCCATTAGCACGCCCAATAATAAAGGAGTTTGTCGGTGGATGAAAAAACGCAACCTCACCCGCAGCTAGCTTTGGTCGCTTCTTCGTATTGAAGGGCATCGCTAATCTATTTTCTGGCAGGCCTTGGACCGAAAACATTAGCGCTAGAACATCGGCAGTAACATTAGCATGGAACCCGTAAGGGAATAGCGTAATACCGTCCGCGACTTTGCCAAGGTAAAACATCTGCTGAGTCGGGAACTGTGTGTCGTCAGACCCTGGAGAAGTAATCACCGACATTCTAATTGAGTTTTTATCTGTCATAAGGGGATCACCAAATCCGCAGTTTTGCTTGTCTGCGGTTTTTCCAGTTTCAAGCTATACGCTTTTTCATCAACAAACGCCAAGGACGTTAACTGACCCCCTAACGTATCTAAAGTAAACGTAACCGAGTTGCACAACATAGGCTCTGATTTACCCAGATAGTCATCAACAATCTGATAGAGTTTATTTATTTGCCATAAGTCTGACGTAGGGTCCGTGGGATCGACATTAAACCCAGGAACCGTTACCGAATAAACTAACCCCCGTGCTTTTCTGATATTAGCTTCCCATTTTGCCCGGGCTTCGTTCTGATCATCTGAATTGGGAGCCTCGGCTATTAAAATTAGCTGTCGCCCGATACGAACGTCGGGGTCGGTTACCCCCCCGCTCTGGCTCACTACCGACTCGAGGCCAATGTCACCGGCAGAGTTGAGAGCGAAGGGGTTTAGTTGCGAAGCGAACTTGTAGATATTGTATCGCCCCGTTGAGTCAAAGCTAAACGAACTAGCCAGTACATTGTTATCATTGGCACCGATTATGTGTTGAACGCTTCCGGTGGCGGTCTCAGCGGACCCGCTGGTTATCACAACATTACCATCGCCGTCTGAAGTTAAAAGGACCTGACGTTTTCTACTGTACTTCTCGATAAAGTCGAAAGCATTCATTCCGGGTTCTGCGGCCACAACATCTTCAGCAGGGTTAAATACATCTGTCGTGACTTCTTCAATGACTTTTATTTTATTTTCTGCACTAATATCAGGACCGCTAATCTCATCTATCGCCTTTTCAATGATTTCCTTTAGCGTGAGGGACTCACTGCGAAGCTCAAACCCGCTGAGGCTACTATCTAGCAAATCACCGGTCTTATCCCGCCCTTGCACAAGGATGGTATGGTCCTTGGCATCATAAGAAACATCGACCACTTCAATGGACCCGGTCAATACTACTTGGTCATTAACAATAACCCGACATGCTTCACCCCCCTTGAAAGGTAACGCAGCCCCCTCCGCGGCGACCGCTTCAAAGCTAAACGTATTCGATAGGGCATCTAGCCTTATCTCACAACTGGCCGCGGTAAAGTTATCAAATTGAACGCCATTAACTTCTAGCTTCATGGTCATGCGGTTACAATCTCCACAGTCCCATCAACAAAAGAAACGTCAGTTATGTCGTTCAATTCGAGGATCTGCTCGGCGCTGGTGGACTCCGCATAGTACTGATAACTCAGCACTCTGGCCGGAGTGGTATAGACATTGACCTCGATGATCTGTTTGAGTGTAATCTTCTGGTCATCAAAAAACTGTTGAACGACTACCCGCATGTCAGTCACAGCGGAAACCACTTCATCAGAAGACCCTGACGTTGCTACACGTTGAAATTGCACCTCTAACTCGTCCGCGGCCTCTTCAATCTCGCGTACATTCTGGAATTGCGTTTGTGAAACATTAACATAAGAAAAGCCCAGTGTGGAGGCATTAACAGCGCCATTTAGTACGGCCCGGTTCTGTATGCGCTGAAGACGACCCGCAGTCGTAGGCTGAATGTCGTCTTCATCATTGCCACCGAACCCAAATAACGCTGCGAACGCTTTGACGGTGTTCTCAACCGTACCGAACAACCCATCGATATTAGAAAACAAATTGTTAATACTGGTCGCCAGGTTAGAGGGGTTAGTAATTAGACTATTAACATCAGCTGAAAACTCACCGATAAAGCTATTAAACTCATTAATTTTATCAGCTTCGGCACCGAGGAACGAGGTAGCCCTAACTGCCTCGTCAATTATCTCGTTTATTTTATCAGCAGCATCTCCGAAGTTGTTAGTAAATTTAATTAGTACTGAGAAATTATTGCTAACGTCCCGATTAACCGCATTATTAACCGCGTTGTTCCCCTGCGTCAATTGGGACAGGGCCGTGATCGTCTTGCGTGGGACCCCCTCATCGTCTGACGTTTCAAACGTTACGTTTAATCGTGACCTGCCAAAGTTGGTAAAATCCTCATTAAGACTATAAGTTGTGGCAACCATATTTTCAATGCGGCCATACAATGGGTGTACTAACTCACCAGTGCCCTTGTTTTCAATAGCCGCGATAATGGCGTCACGATATTCGAAATACCCTTGTAGCGTCTTAGTGGTGCCACCGGATACTACAGTCCGAGGCGCTATCACAATTTGTAAATTATATGTGCGTGGACGAAGGCCCAGGTCTTCAATGGTCTGAGTGTCACGGTTTGGGAATTCTTTTTTAGATGTTTTGCGACCGCCGTTAACTGACCCCGAGTCTATCCGGATCGGGATGCCCTTAAACGAGCCGTCGATTATGCGTGTTGAATCCGCCATTATCCTGCGGGCTCCATATTAACGCCCATGTTTAGCCCTGAGCGATTGCCCGATTTAGTAGTCTTAACTGACTCTACCACACCCGCGGGGGCCCTTAGATTTATGTTTACCTCAGCTTGTGACCTTTGCGTCATTTGTTGTGTCACACTAATTTCCGAATCACCGAAACTAAATAATGATGCGATACCTTTATTTATAGCGTCAATCTTATTGCTTATAAGGTCTATCGGGGCCAGCGCAACATCAATAACAGCTTTGCCAAACTCAGCAACGGAATCAATCATTCGGGAAAAGAACGTTGATACATCTTCCCATAAAGCTTTAGCACCACCTTTTATATCTTCAAACACTCCTGAAATGTCCCCCCATAAAGCTCGAGCACCCGCTTTCATACCTTCCCAATTCTTAACAATTAGCACACCTGCGACGATTAATAATCCTATGGCAGCAACAATCAATATGATAGGTATCGCCATAGCGGCTATAGAGATACCCAGTGCCCCCGCCACAAACGTAAGGGCGCCGAAGGCCACTACTGCTTGACCGATAAGGAACACAATAGGGCCTAAAACCGACAGCATCAATACAAAGATACCTACAATTTTTTTCGTTCCGGGTGATAAATTAGCCATCCATTTAGCCATTGCTCTAAGTGATTCTATAACGGGTCGTAACACCTCAAATTGTGCCTTACCGAGTTCTTCGTTTAGATCACCAAAAGAGTTAGTTAATTGTGTTAGTGGGCCGGTTCCAACTCTAGCCATGGCCTCGGCAGTTCCGCCAAATTGAGTGTTTAGCTCCTTGAGTATTATATTCTGAGCGTCCGTT